TAACTTGGACATCATCTATGATTGGATCACTTGTTGTATCTCAAAGTGGAGATACCATGTATGTAACTCATCCTGATATGGTAACTCAAAAGATTACAAGAACAAGCTCAACAAACTTCGCAATTTCAGCTTATGACTTTGACGAAAGTAATGGCTTAAAATTTCAGCCATATTTTAAGTTTGTAGCATCAGGAGCTACAATAACTCCAAGTGGAACCTCTGGCTCTGTTACACTTACATCAAGTGTATCTTTCTTTACTGCTTCCTATGTTAATACATATATTAGACTTGTTGACAGCTCTAGTGTTGTAAGGCATGCAAAGATTACAGCTTTTACAAGTGGTACTGTAGTAACAGCAACTCTTTCAGGTGCGTTAGCAAATACAAATGCTATTACTGAATGGGGTGAGGAAGTGTTCAGCAGTACTCGTGGATATGCTAGAACAGTTACCTTCCATGATCAAAGACTAATATTTGGTGGTAGTAGAGATTTACCAAACTTTTTATTTATGTCTAAAGTTGGTGAGTTTACAAACTTTGATATTGGAACTGGGCTTGATGCAGATTCAATTCAAATTCAAATAGCTGAAGCTCAAGTATCTGAAATAAAAGCATTACAATCTTTTAGATTTCTTACAATCTTTACTTCAGAACAAGAGTTGTACATACCTACTTCTGAAAATAAACCATTAGCACCTAGTACTATTACAGTAAGAAGACAGACTAGCTTTGGAAGTGGCTCAGTACAACCAAAAGAATTTGATGGAGCTATAGCATTTCTTACAAAGTCCAAGGGCGCCATCAGAGAATTTATATTTAGTGATATATCACAAGCATACAATTCTGATTCTATTACTCTGTTATCTGAACATCTAATAGGAACTCCAGTAGAAATAGAAGCACAAAGAGAAGCACCAGATCAAATGGAAGGTTACCTTTATCTTGTAAATAGTGATGGTCATTTACCTGTATTTATGTCTATTAGAAAAGAAAAAGTACAGGGTTGGGTTAGATATGAAACAAATGGACAGTTTAAAAATATAGTAAATGTAAACAGAAAAATTTACTGTATATGTGAAAGAACAATAAATTCTGCAACTGTTACATCATTAGAGCTTTTAGATAATACCTATCATCTTGATAGTGCATCACAACAAACTAATGGATCACCAATTACAACATGGACTGTTAGTCATTTGCCAAATACACAGGTTCAGGTAAAGTCTGGTAATTATTCATTAGGAACTTATACAACGAATGGTAGTGGCCAGATAACCTTAAATGACGCAGTATCCTCCGTTGAAATAGGTTTAGCATTTTCCCCTTTGGTCACTACCTTGCCACCTGAAACACAACTACAAGATGGTGTTACTGTTGGTCAGAGAAGAAGAATAGTAAGAGCAGTATTAGATTTAGTTACTACATTGAATGTCAAAGCTGGTGGAACAAAGATATTGATTAGACAAGTAACAGATGACTTTTCACAAGAGCCAACAACTGTTACAGAAAGAAAAGAAGTGTATTTACTTGGATGGGGTAAATTAGGTAGAGTGGATATAACACAAGATGAACCATTACCATTGACTTTAAATGGTGTCATGTTAGAGGTAGAAGTATAATGGGTGTACAAATGCAAGCAGTAGCAGCTGTTGCAAGTATAGCATCAGCAAGATCAGCACAAAGAGCATATGCTAATGACGCACAAGCTGCTTATGAACAATCACAAATGGCAGAGATTGAATCTAAGCAAGCTGAAGTCAATAGATTAAGAGAACTAAGATCACAACTATCTTCATTAGATACAGACTTTGCTGGCAGAGGTGTTGCTACTGGATCACCAACTGTTTCTAATTTAGGTCGAATGGAAAAGAAGTTTGCTGAAGCTGATATAAGTTCAATTAAGTTAATGGGTTCATCGAAGAGAAGGCAGTTTGGATTAAAACAAAGTTCATCTAAACAACTTGGTAAAGTGGCATTGCTTTCAGGCGTTACAAAAGCAACTGGTTATGCAGCTGAGTCATACATGGGTGCAACTGGAAAGACAAGTTTATCATGAGCTATAAACCAACACGAAGTAGAAAGTATAAAGTTTCACCAGTAGGAACTGCACAATCTGTAGGATTTCAAGTATCAAGAGAGCTAGATAGTATAGCAAGTAACCTATCTAATATTGGAACTAATTTTAGAAAAGCACAGTTTGAAGAAGCAAAAAGAAGAGCAATATCAGAATCTCAAATAAATGCAGTAAATTATACTACTGATAAAGATGGTAATGTTACTTTAAATAACTTATCTAATTTTGAATTTGACTCTGGCTTAAATGATCAAAGAGATGCAAATACGATGAAGTCTTTTTATCAAACTAATTTAATTACTAATTATGGAAATGCTTTGACAAAAGATGTTAATTCTTTTGTAAATAACTATCTTGCTCAAAATCCATTGGACTTTAAAGGTCTTATGGCAAAGAAAGACGGATATATAAAAGGTAAAAACTTAGATATAAATGCAGAACTAAAAGCTACTGTTTTACCTAACATTAACGCATCTTTTTTAAATGGAGCAAATAAAGCAAAAGCCAACTATACTAAAGTAAAGAGAGAAGAAAATCTAGCAAATGTTGGCACTACCATGGACTTGCATACTGCTGAACTTATGCAAATTAATGCTGGTGCTATTTATAACAATAGTGTTTTAGATCCTGATAAGTCACAAAGAGCCAAAGAGATATATGCAGAGTTTGATAAGCAAAAAGCTGTATGGCTTACGAATGGAGGTACAGAGTCAGATTGGAATACATTAGTTAATAATAAAAAAACTCAAATTGTATTGCATACTAACAAAGTCTTACTGAAAGATATCTATGAAAAAAAAGGTGCAGATGATGCATTTAATTTTATAAATGATTTAAATGACAAACTAACTACAAATCCAAAGTATTTTTCTGGTATAACTATAAATCAAAAGTTATTTGTCGAAGGTTTAAATGCTGAATTTTCAAATTTACAAACTGCTAAAAAACTAAAAGATCAAGAGATATCCAAAGAACAAACAAGTAATTTTAATAATTTAAATCAGAGAATCAAACTTGGAGAAATACTTTCTGTAGAAGATATACTAGCTTCTAATACATCTGTACCACAAAAAAATGCTTTAATTGACAACAATCAAGGTAATATAAATAAACAAAAAACAATAAATAGTCAGCAGTTTCAAGAGCTATTTAATCAATATCAATTTCCAAATTCATATTTGAATGAAGATGATGGTGTTTCTGTTTCAGATATTAGAGAAAATGCAGATATTCAAATTGAAGAAATGTATACAAAAGGACTTATACAAGAAAAACAGTACAATACATTTTTGAAAGCAGAAGCAAAACTACTGTCTGATCAAATGAAGAATATAAGTAAACACTTTGTTTCTAATCTTAGAAGAATAACATCTCCTACATTTGGGTATAGACAAAAGCCAGGGGATATTCTTATTGAGATAAATAAGATGAGAACTGCAAATAAAATAAAACCTGAAGATGAGGCAAGTATACAAAGTATTATGAATACGTATAAATCTAAATATACTAAGTTTTGGGATAATAAGAAAAAACTATTACTTGCACAAAACTACATGATATCTGGGTTTCCTGTTCCAGCTGAACTAAGGGAAGCAGTAATAGAAAAAGAACATAAACTTTCTATAACAATTGTAGGTGAAGATGGCTCTGATCAAATTGTTCCAGTAGATTTATTATCAGGTGACGAAAATATTTACAATGAAAGTTTTAAACTTGCATCAGTAAATACAAAAGCAACAAAGGTTTTACATCCAGCATTTGCTAATGTTTTTAATAATACTAATTTTGTTGCAGATGAAGATATATTTAATAGAACCATTAATATGTACAATAATCTAAAAATACAATTTGACCAGAGAGACAAACCTGGCTCTGGTAAGTTTACATTCTTTAATGTTCTGAAAAATGCTAATGTTGATTACACATCATTAGAAAATGCACAGTTTTTAGGTTTCAATGATTTTAGAGCATTAAAAACTGAAGGTGCAAACTTGAATAGAAAACTAAGTTCATTAGGTATAAGTAACGTAAATGAGTTTGAGCAAAAAGTAAGAACAGTAATACCAGATGCTTTAAAAGATAATACATTCTTTAGCTTTTTACCTTTTATTGATGATAACAATTTAACTAATCATCAAAATGCTATGCTTGATAAATATAGGGCTCAAACTGAATCTAATGATCTTTCAGATGTTTTCTTAGGTAACTCAAGAGTATCACAGATTATTATGGAAAAGGTTAGAGCTAACTACAGTCAGTCTAAATACCAAGGTAATGATAATGGTTTTAGAATGGCAGTTACTGATACATTTGTAGAACTGTCTGGTAAACTAGGTTTACAAGAAAATGAAAATGGTCAAGTTGAGTGGACATTCTTTCCTATTAGTGAGCAAGCTAAAAAATCTATGTATGGCTTTGGCTTGCCAGAGATTGAAGACAAAGACATGATCATGAGCTTCATTAAGACAGATGCCATTGATAAAATAACAAAGATAAGTGCATTTAGAAGTCCTGAACTATCTGAAGCCATCAATGATGGTAATATAAAATTTATTGTCAATGAGCCATTTACAGCTAATCCAAGTTATACTGTTTTTGCAACATTAGAAAATGGTGAATCTGTAGCAGTAATGGATAATTATAGATACGATTTTAAAGTAAGTGTTCAAAATAAAGACTATCAAAATGCATTAGCACAAGTTAAAAATGCAACAGTACGCAACATGATTAATAATGTTATTGGTTTGAGAGAAAGTTATTTTAGAGATGTGTTTCTTGATCTTGCAGAGAACAGAAACTACGACACATTTATTAGAAAACTTACAGGTGCTTTTAACAGACTTAGCCCATATATCAATCAGGTTGATCCTCCTATTATTGATGAGAATGATATTGATGCCATTAATAATGTTCTAGAATATATACCAGGGTATTGATATGAGTGATTTTATATTATCTAGGATTCAAGATAATAACAAACAACTTAATGCTATGTATGGTGGTTTAAATCCAATGGTATCTACTGAAGAAATTATTGGAGAAGAAAACTATACATTCAAGCCATCATATAAAGAAACATGGGATGCTGCTTTTAGATCGTATGGTTTAGTTGAACCTATAATGAGATATATAGATAGTCAGGAATGGGTTGATGATGAGGGATATGATCCCATTGCAGACCCACAGTTGGCAGACATGCCAGGATTGAAGTGGAGATTTCTTGATAGTAATTCAGTACAAGAAACTAGAGATAGAATACAACGACTCAAAGTAGATTTACAGGATGTTGAAACACTAAATAATTCAGAATACATTACACCTTCTCTTGTTGCTGGATTAGCTTCACCAGTTCTTTTGGCACCAGTTGCACCATTGTCTATAATGAGAAATGCTGGTTTACTTACTAGGTTTGCTGGAGGTGCTGCATTTACTGCTTCTGTATATGCACCTGAAGAATTTTTTATTACATCACAATCTGAAACCAGAACATTTGCACAAACAGCTCTGGCTCTTTCTGTTGCTGGATTAATCGGTGGTGGTGTTGCATCTACATTTGGTGGTCGTAATTTTAAAACTGTTAGAGAAACTATTGATGCACAAGATGGCAAAATAAGAGCTGGAGTGGGAGCTAATCTAAGTCCAAGCCTACAAAGAAGATCAATGTATGACATGATGGAAAGAGATGCTTTAGTTGAAACTGGAACTAAAATAGAAAAGTTACCATGGAATCCAGTTATAAGAATGACTATGAGCAAGAATCCTATTGTAAGAAACCTAGCTGCAAAAATGGTAGACATGGGTGGATTAATGCAAAAGAAAGTAGTTGATGAACAATATGAAGCAATGGATCAATCTGTCGAAGTTACATTTAGAACAAAATTTCTATCACCACTTATACAAACAATGCAGTTTATGGATAAACAATATTTGAAGTATAGAGGTGTTGTAGCCAAGTCTGGCGATATATCTAGATCAGCACAGAAACTAGGACTGAGAGCCAAGGACATTGTAACTAGATCAAATAAATTAAGTGAGAATGAATTTAGACGAAGAGTTACTCAAGCAGTTAGAAATGGTGCTGATTTAATAGATGATGAAGCTACAGTATATGTAAATGCTAGTGCTAAAAGAGTAAAAAAACATTTTGATTTTATTAAAAGAGAAGCACAAGAATCTAAACTATTTGAGATACAGTTTCAAAAAGTAATCAAAGGTCTTAGGGATAAATTAGCACAAACAACAGATGATGCACAAAAAGCTACAATAGAAGAACAAATACAACTTGCCACAAGACAATTACAAAGAATACGAGAAGGTGGTGTAACAGTTAATACTGCTATGGGATATGTTCCTAGAGTTTATAGAGTTGATAAACTCATCGAGGGTGAAGAAAGATTTATTCGTATAGTTGAAGATTGGGCTATGGCTACATATCAATTAGGTTCTGTAGAAGCTAAAAACTTTGCAAGAGAGATGCATGACATTGTTTCTAAGAACAAGCCTTTTTTAGATATAGAAGATGGCATGAGCCAGATTGACTGGATTACACAAGCTAGTAGTACTAAAGCTAGAACATTCGCTATACCTGATGAACTTATAAAAGATTTTTTAGAAGATGATATAGAGATGTTACTAAGGCATCATACAAAAACTATGGGTATGGATATACAACTTACACTAAAATTTGGCGATGTATCTATGGGTAAGGTTATAAAAGAAATACAAGATGAATACAAAGTATTACTAAAAAATGCCAGAAGTGGTACTGAAAAGTCAAAACTTAAAGAAGCATTGAAAAGAGATATTGAAGATGTAAAAGGCTTAAGAGATAGACTCCGTGGCACATATGGAGCTTCCAAAGATCCACATGCTACAAGCAGTAGACTTGTTAGAGCAATGAAATCATTTAATGTTTTAGTAGGCATGGGAAGTGCAACGATAACTTCTATACCAGATGTTGTTAGAACAGTAATGGTAGAAGGCTTAGGAAACACCTATGAAAAAGGTCTAAGAACATTGATCTCAAGTTCTGCAACAAGAATAAAAGCAATGAAAAGAAAAGAGTTTAGAGCATCGGCAGTTGCAGCTGATGCTGTACTAGGTTTAAGAGCTGCACAGTTTTCTGATATTGGAGATATGTTTGGTAGTCGTATGTCTATTGAAAGAACTCTTAGTCAAAGCACAAACATATTTTTTATTCTAAATGGCTTAAACTACTGGAATCAGATGATGAAAGAATTTGCTGGTACAGTAACCATGCTTAGAATGACAGATTCTATTATGAAACCATTTAATAGATTGTCCAGAGAAGAAAGAGAGAAGCTACTTAAGAATGGTATTGATGCACCTTTACATGGTCAAATGCAACAGTTGATTAGACAACATGGTAAAAAGGTAGATGGTGAGTGGTTTCCTAATACTGATTTTTGGACTAATGCTATAGCAGTTAGAAAATTTAGAAATGCATTAAATCAAAATGTAGATAGAATAATCATTACCCCAGGAGCTGGTGATAGAGCTTTATGGACATCTACAGAACTTGGGTCATTGATTACTCAGTTTAAAGGTTATGCACAAGGAGCTATGGTTAGATTGCTTACATCTGGTCTTCAAGAAAAAAGCATGGCATTTTGGCAAGGTGCTACATTACTCATTGGCTTAGCATCTATAGTTAATGAATTTAAAAGATTGCAATATGGCATTGAAACAAAAGAAGGATTCGATGAAAAATTTATAAATGCTATTGATAGAAGTGGTGTTACTGGTTGGTTTCTTGATGTTAATAATACTTTAGAGAAAATGAGTGATTACAAGTTTGGCCTTAGACCTTTTTTAACTGACAAACCATCTTATAATTTACCTTTTGGTGCAAAAGCTGGTGCTTTGTTTGGCCCTGGGGCATCTAATATTAGTACTGCTGGTAGTGTATTTACTGATCTAGTTAGAGGTGAAGCCAATGAAAAGACACTCAAAAGTGCAAGGTTTATAATCCCAGGAGGGAATCTACCTTATCTTGATCCTATAAATGATGGTATCTTTGGAAAGTGATGTGAATTAACAAAAGTATGAAAGTAAGGGATAAATAAGTATGGCTACGATACAAATTGCAGATAATGATGCTCGAATACAATATACTCAAGCTGTAACAGCCAATGTTACACCTTTGACAATTGACTTTCCTTTTTTCGAATTAGATGACATTAAAGTAATAAGAACCACATCAGCTGGTGTTGATACTATCCTTTCCAGAGGAACTGGCTCTGGCACCTTTGCAGTAACAGGTGTTGCAGTTGATGATGGCTTCTCTGGTGGCAGTATTACTCTAGGTGACACAAACGATAATACTTTTACTTATACAATATTTAGAGATGTACCAATAGAAAGAACATCTGATTTTGCTACATCAGGGCCATTTAATATATCATCACTCAATACAGAATTAGATAAGATATATGCAGTAATGCAACAAGTTGAAAATGCTAATGATAGAGCATTAACATTACCAGACTCTGATGACTTAGCTTCTATTACATTGCCTACAAAAGATTCTAGAAAAGGTAAATACTTAGCATTTAATGCAACAACAGGTGTAGCAGAAGCTGGCCCTAATGTGACAGATACAGGTACAGTAGCAGCTATATCATCTGCCATTAGTGCAGTAGCTGGCATAAGTTCACAAATAAACACAGTAGCTGGTAATACTACAAATATTAACACAGTAGCTGGTATAAATACTGCTGTAAGCTCTGTAGCTGGTATATCTAGTGATGTTACAACAGTTGCAAATAATCTTTCAGCTATTAACAATGCATCAGATAATGCAACAAAAGCACAAAACTATGCTATCAAAGTTGATGGAGTTATACCTAACACATCTGATTTCTCATCTAAAGCTCATGCCATTGGTGGAACTGGCATAGATAATGGTGTAGGTGCATCAAAGCAATGGGCGATTGGTGGTGGCAGTAGTCCCAATGCAACAACTGCTGTAGGTAATACATCCGAGTATTCTGCAAAAGGTTATGCAACTGGTGCTATTAATAGAGGATCAGCTGCAAGTGGCAGACATTCTGCAAAAGACTGGGCTACTTATACTGGTGGTACTGTAGATGGAACATTATATTCTGCAAAATATTATGCACAACAAGCAGAACAAAGTTCTACTGAATTCTCTAATGTTTATCAAGGTGCATTATCTTCTGATCCTTCAGGTGGTTCAGTAAGTGCTGGAGATTTATATTACAACACAACATCAAATGTTCTAAAATTTTATAATGGAAATACTAATTCATGGGTAAATGTCGAAGCAGTAGATACATCAGCTTTTGCAACTAAGGGATTTGCAACAGCAATGGCTGTAGCTTTATAGGAGTATAATATGGCACAAGATTTTGAAAGAACCAAACTAACGGCAGTAGGAACAACGCCAAGTGATATACCTACATCAGCAGATTTTGATTCTGATGATACAATTATAGGAATAAATATGGCTAATAGAACTGCCAATTCTATTACTGCTTCATGTTT